TGCTTTCCACAGTAAACACAAACTTTCCTTCGTTGGCTTCTTACATTTTTTTGAATTTCATTATCGGGTTCTTTACGATCTCCTTTTTTTCGATTCCGCTGATACTCCAGCAATCCAATTCGAGCGCATTCTGGCGAACAGTATTTTTGTATAGGGGCGTTTCTTATGAATGTAGCTCCGCAAATTTCGCAGATGCCTTCGCTTCCAACGGACTTTCTGTTTTTATTATGCTTGTACCGCTTCGCGGTTTCGTTTCTTGCTATACGAGCACAATCCGCACAGCGCCCCGCTTTTGGGGCGCCGATAAATTCACGGCCGCAATCTTTACAAATTCTTATTCGCATCACATTTTTGCGCTGTTCTGCGGTACATTCCGGGCAGTACCGCGTGTCTCCGATTCCCTCATACTCTTTTCCACATAAAGCACAAACTCTCATAGGCGTTGACATTGCTTTCCCTCCTTTAGCGTCCGTCATTATAGCAATTATAAAAGGCGTCAACCAGATCGGCCAGATCTTGAGCAGACAATTTTCCAGCCAAAGCGGGAGGGATGCGATTGTAACAAGCACGAAAAGTGTCATCAAATGCGCCTATCTTGCTGCACTTTTTAACACGCTGATATTTTGCCATGAAAAAGACATCCGGGAGAGAAATGTCGCCATTTTTTAAAGACGCGGTAACCTCGCCACTAAAGACAGAGGTATCGAGATCGAGCAGCTCCTCAAGCGAGCAGCCAAAAGCAGACGTGAAAGCCTGGACGACTTTTGCCGACATGTTTTGTGTAGAACACTCTCCAGACTCATACTTCTGTAAGAGTCTGATATTAACACCGACTTTTTTTGAAAAATCGTTTTGCGTCATTCCGCAAAGCGTTCTGATTTCTTTAATTGTTGCCATATTCTGTTCCTCCTTATTTGCGCTATCTGCCTAAAATGTCGCAAGCCTGAAATTCAGAGCCGTTCCATTTGCAGAAAGATTTTTCAGTGTTTCCTCCCTGTGTTTGTTTCGTTCCTTAACTTTGATTACATTATACGCCAATATTGGCGCAAAGTCAATATAAAAAGAGAAAAAATATAGTAAAATAAAGTGTTGACAATACGCCAATATTGGCGTATAATAAAAACAACAAAGGAACAATAAAGAAAACGGGAGGAAATAAGAATGAAAAAATATGAATTAAAGAAATGTAGCGCGGAGTTCGCATGGAAGGAAAGAAAAGAAATAAAAGAGGGATGCACGATGTACGACGTGGAGCCGGAGAGGCTCGGAGAATTTGAGAGCTTGGAAAAAGCAGAGGAAGAGCTCGCGAAATATAAAACCGAGATCAGCCAGTCTGGCGGTTTATTCTCTGTGACGGAGTACATGATCCAGGAAAACGAGTACAACGAGGACGAATGGATCAACGGCGGAAATATTTGGAGCTTTTCAAAAATGGAGATCGAGGTCGTAGACAACGAGACGCTGGAGCTGATCTGCACCGCGGAGAACTACGAAGAGGCGGAAAAGATCGCCGAAGACTACGCGGAAGAGGCAGGAGCGCACCTGATGTTATAAAAGAAAAGGCAGCCTTTAAGGCTGCCTTTTTGCGTGAACAAATAATAACAATACTAAATAAAAATTTTTTTCTTGAAAATCATAACTATCTATGGTATCCTATTCATATCTTTAAATAAACTTATTTGCAAAGCCCGTGTCAATCATTGACACGGGCTTTGTTCTAATCTTCTTTATACTTATGGATTTAATGTGGATCGGGCTATGCGTTCCAGGCCCAGGGCTGGAAACAGCACAATTTCCTGCTGTGCGATCTGCAGGAAGTGGTGCGGCAGTCGGATCAGGCCATGATAGACGCGTTGCAGCGAATTCGGTTCGGAGACTATACAGCAATCGAATATTTCAGCAAAAATGCCAGAAAGAAGCCATTCTCGAGCGAAGAAGGAGTTGTCTATCTCTGCGTAAAGAACCGTACTGCAGAACGGATCAACGATGTCCGGGTGTCGAAATTAAGCGGACAATGTGATCTGCGGCGTGACGAACTTCGAAGTTAAGCGAGTGCTGCGGAAAGCAGCAGACGGAAAAGACACTTTTTTCCAGACACACGAGGGCTACTGGGTAACAGGAGATCCGGAACTCGTGGAGTTCGTGCCGGAATAGAAAAAACTTGAAAAAATAAAGCAATAGTGTTAAGATATATCTGCAAGATAGTTAATATCTTGCGTCAGACACCGAATCTGTGAGTTGAAAAACATTATTGAATAGGTGCACGGAAGGCAGCATAAAAAAAGGACGCAAACATGCGTCCTTTTTTTATGCTGGGGAAATAACAAAAAATATTGACTTATATACTCCAATGGAGTATAATACAATTAACAAAAGATAACAAAAAAGAGAATAGGAGAGAAAATGTACTGGAAAGAAATTTTACAAGTTTACGAAGACATGGGAGTAGAAGATATTATCCCAATCGCGCACACGCGAGTTAAGCCGAATATAAAAGTATTGCTGGATGAAAGCGGAAATTTCGTCGGTGCAATGTTGAATGAGCAAGATCGTTTTACGATTCCGTGCACGATTGAATCGGAGTCGAGAACGAGCGGTTGCTCGCCACATCCAATACATGACAACATGCAATATTTATGTAGCGAGTACGACGACCCAAAGTGCAAAGAAAAGCACGAAAGTTACATGAAGCAGCTGGGAGAGTACATCGAAGAGGTTGACGACGAGCTGGCAAAATCGGTATACCGTTTCCTTGAAAAAGGACTTCTTCGAGATTGTATTAAAGATCTTTTAAAAAAAGTGAATCTGCCAGAAGAAAAGGTTATGGTTTGCTTTACAATGGTAAGTAGGGAAGCTTTGACAAGAGTTTCTGAGTCGGAAGAAAAATATAAAGCGTATTGTTTGCACGCATTGCAGGCGGGAGACGGGCAAGATTTCCAGTGGCGCGACTATTATCTGAAAACGCTGGCACCAAACGGCGTGTGCAGCATAACAGGAAAACCGGATTTCATCCCGCCAACTTATCCGAAAGGAATAAGAAATTCGCGAGACTCAGCAAAATTATTTGTCAGCGGATCAACAAATAAAATAAAAGAGAACTTAGACGGAATGCCGACGATCAATCCGGGATATGTGATCACGCAAAAGATCGCCCACACGCTACAGTGCCTAAATTATGAGGGTGAACAATGGGCATATCAAATGATCCGGGAAAACAAAGGAATCACAAACGAAGTTATAAACAAAATTGAAAACGATCGTGAAATGATGGAAAAAGAAAAGAAAAGGTTTGAGGAGAAAATAGAAAAAAGTTATAACGCGATAGCAAAAAACAAAGAATGGATGGAAAAGAAAAAAGAGGAAGACTGTGATGACAATTAAAGAAATAAGAGAGCATTCCGGACTTTCACAAGGGGAGTTTTGCAAGCGGTACGGGATCCCGAAAGGGACCCTGTGCCATTGGGAAAGCGGAGAAAGAAAGCCACCATTATACGTGTTGAGCCTGCTGGAAAAAGTCGTGAAACAAGATAAAAAGAAAAATAAGAAAGAATTATAAGGACGCATTTTTGCGTCCTTTTTTGCTTAAAAAACTCGAAAAAAACATTGATTTTTATACTCCATTGGAGTATAATACAATTAACAAAGGAACAGGTTAAAACGATTAATGAAAGATAAGAAAGGGAAACAAAATGGACGCAAAAGAAGTTTTAAAGAAAATGAACGAAAATTACTTTTCAGTAGCTGCAATTCGCCGGTGCAGAAAAGACGAAAACTACGAAGTGGGTGATATTTGCAGAAACAGCTTCGACTGGAACTATGAAAAGGATGAAAGCACTTTTGAAGACGACGAGCCAGTAGAGCTTTCGGGAACGTGCGGAATGAGAATCGAGAATCTGGAAAATCTTGACAACGAAGAAGCAGCAGAGGCAGAGAAGATATTGGAAAAAGCGTTGAAAGACTCAGAGAGTTATGATTATGGATATCAAACAGTGATTATAGCCGGAGACCGGTATGAATACGGAAGCGATGAAGACGAGATCATCGTTGAAAACGCAGAAGTGATCGGAATTGTATAATTACCATAAAGCCAGCTGGTATGGAAATGAACTTCACAGAGTACCAACGATGTATCCGAGCAGTCAAACCTGCAGTTCCTGTGGCTATCGGAATCCGCTGGTGAAAAATCTGCGCATTCGTATCTGGGAGTGCCCGAAATACCATGCAGTTCATGACCGGGATACGAATGCAGGCATTAATATTCTGAAAAAAGCACTGCAGATGCAGTCTGCATAAAGATGAAAAGCTGTACCGTAGGGCATACGGGAACAGGATAAACATAGCTTGTGGACACTGTGTAAGACATTGCAGTACCGTAAGGTATTCGTCAATGCAGTAGTGGAAGAAACAAGAATCCCCCTGCTTTAGCTGTGGGGAGTGTCAAGGGGAATTTGATTGAAAAAAGATAGTGTAAAGTGCAAATAAAAAAACTACGGTGATTACATATCCGCCGTAGTTTTTTTATTTGCACTTTTTTTCGTACGTGAAAATTATATTTTTGTTTTTTTACAATTCTATATATATCGGAACGATACACGTACCGAAATACATAGAGAGGAGAGCTTATTATGAAAATATTATTTTCGTGGCTACTATCTATTTTGGCTGATGTAGTTTGCCATTATATCTGCAAATGGTTGGATAGTGAGAAATAAGAGGTAGCCAGTCTCGGGCGTAAGCCACCCGGTTCAAACGGCATAGAAAAACCCCCGGAGGTGAAATATCAAGGGATTTTTGCGTATCACTTGCTAAAAAAGATAGCATATAGATTTAAAGTATGTTATAATGAACGGCGTTGCCTCCCCTATACTAGGCCAGGAAAGGGGGCGTGAATATGCAAGAAGTATTTATTTCATTTATTCTTTCTATCATGGCAAGTGTAGTAGCCTACTATATTTGCAAATGGCTGGATGGAGATGAATAAGGCAACCAGCCTAAAAGATTAAACCACTTTACGGAATAGAAAACCCCAGAGAATGCGACTCTCTGGGGTTTTCGTTGAATATGCAAGTATTTATTCCATTGCCTACTGGCATTATAGCATATGCAATTTAACAATACAATATGCAATTTTAATAGAAAGT